GCTTAACTGGCTCTTTTCTAATATAGCTAAATCTGCTTGCCTTCTAAAGAAGTTAAAAGCGGCACTAACGGCGAATACGTTTGCTGCGAGAGTGGCATATGCGGGTACAAGAGTGCCTCCAATGCCCTGAGACATCTTAGAAAAGTTTTTAGTAGCATTAGCAGAAGCCTTAGCAGCTCCTTTTAGGTTTCTATCCGCAGTTCCTGCGGATTTCCCAAGATTTTCTGAAGTTTTTCCTGCTTTAGTTGTAGATTTTGCAAGTTTCTCAACTTGACCTTGCACAATCTTTATGTTTTTGCCTTCCGCTACAATGGTTAGGAGGACGTCACTTTTAGCCACTAGTTTTTCTCTTCATTTTCTTGTGCTCTCTCTGTATTCTCTCTTGAGATTTAGTTATAGTATGAGCATCAAGTCTTGATAATATCTGAAGAACAAGTTCAGTATTATCTACATCGTAAAGATCTAAATAAATTGGTAAATTTGTATAATCTTTTCCCATGTAGCCTATTTCTGGGTATACTCTATTTCCGAGCATATGAAATATACTTATAGCTATCGCTACAATTTCTGGAAAATCATCGTCCCCTGGAGGGCATTTAGCAGGATCAGGCTCTCTACCAAGCTGCTCCTGCATAGCTAAATACTTACTTTTAGTTATTTTACTATCTTCAGCCTCTAGCCAGTCATCTAGACGCTTCCAAAGTAGTTCAGTCTGCTCTTGTCCGAAACGTGTCTAGATCAAATGCTACCTCATTGATCCACTGATCAAATTCGGCAGAATTCTCAACTAGACGCTCCGCATTTTCTAAGTCAAAAGGTAGTTCAGTATCTAAAGGATTGTCTCCTACATCAATGAGAATAAGAGTCTCTAAATACCCAAGAGTTAAACCTTTCCAATTTTTTATGATTGCCTTTGTAAATGCTTTTACAAATTTTTGCTCGTCCAGAATCTCTTCCATTTGACGAGTGCTACGGCCCATTTTATGAGTAGTACATTCTTTCTTTAACTTTAATAGTTCTTTTCTAGAAAGATTTGCTACCTCGACCTCAAATCCCGGACAATCGGGATACTCAACCCAAGCGGATTTACTATCCACCATTAAGTCATCAAGTTTCATGTAATCTCCATATTAATTTTAGTGCATTTAATCCCAAAGTTATGCACGGAAGGATTTCTCCTCTGTTTCTTCAGGACAATAATCCGAATAAACTAGCAAGAGAAAACGGGGGAGAAGATCTCCCCCGATTTTTTAAATTATACCTAACTACTACCAAAAAGTCAAGTAATATTTTTTACAAGGTCTTACGCCTTATAAATAATTGTTGCTTCGTCAGTCAGGTCAACATCACCGTTAGAAACTTGGCCATGGAAGGCAACATCAAGAGTGATCAGATCTTCGACATTGATTGCTGGTACTTCAAGATGAGCAGTAGGCATGTCGAGAACTAATCGTGGTGTAGAAGCGGTTTCTCCACCGATGTTGATAGCCATATCGAATACGTTTCGTACGGTTGTAGTATCTGCTACGAGGTCGGCAAAGAGTTCGCCAGACTTTGAAGCAGATTGGTCATTATCCAGGTAGCAAGTAAGGTTACCTGTAATTGTTCGTGCACCTGTAATATTTACACAAGGCTGATTTACTACACCAAGTTCCTCCGGAGTGAGGTAAGTGATATTATTTTCAATAGTAAATGAACCGCCAGTAAGTACAATATTATAAGTGTCATCTGGGGATACGTCAGTACGCACCAGGCTTACAGTAGAGATACGGTTACGAATGATAGCACAGCTTTCATCAAGTCCGTTTGTCAATGCTGCTGCAACATTAGTAGCATCAGCGCCTGCAAGAGTAGTACCGAGATCTGTAAGCGCACTACCAAAACCTGACCACTGAATAGTACAAATACCTTCGATATCGAAGTCAATAGTCAGTGAATTTACAACTGCCTTATCAATCTTATAATACTGAGTATTTGAACCGTCCTCAAACGCTACAATAACTTCCCAGTTTTCTGGAAGAGATGAAAGGTTTGATTGTGACAGATTAAAAGTATTTTCTGTAGCGCTTACAGCGTTTACTGCGCTTGTATTATTATCAAATACACCGCTGGCTGCTGTAAAACCATCAGCACCAAATGCCATTGCCCAAAGAGCTTCTTCAGGGCAACGAACTTGATCCGGGCTAGGGCTTACGAAATTAAAAGGTCTTGCGTAAGTGCTAAAACTCCATTCTACTGGTGCCAAGCTGTCGTTAAATAGCAAACGAGCGCGACGAGAGGTCGCCCCTGCTTCGTTCACCGTAATTTCAGTAGCGTTTACATTCTGAGAAAAGCTGAATCCATCTAGTACATTAATCTGCCAAGCATCCCCGCCGGTAGACTCAATGAGATAGACTTTCGCATTTCTGGTAAATTGTAATGCCATATTCTTTCTCCAAAACAGATTACTCTGTTATCTTAACCTATAAGGTTAGTATCGAACTTCGCAGATTATCTCGCCAACACCAAGAGGGTCAAGTGCTCCTTCATCAGAGTCAATACTAATAATACTGATATGATGCGTACATTGAGTAACTCCATCTTGATCTACATACTCTAATCGAGAATTATTCTCAATTACAGTTTCTACGTCTTCAAAAAGTTTTTCTAATGCAAAGACAGCGCCCTCTTCGTTCACATAAACTCTTATGGTTAAGCTGAGAAATCTGTCTTTATATCCTCCACCCTGGTACTGTCGAGTCTCTGCTCCCGCACTTACATGAAGTGCAGGAAAATCTGTTACCTCATCCCAAAATATAAGTCTGGGGAGTATATTATTATTTAAGTTTGTTCTGAATGGCGTATTTCCATTTATGTCTTTAAACTTATTCTCAAGTGCGGTCACAATTGCCATCCGCCTTGAAGTATAGTCTCTATCCGCCATTATACTCTCCTAGTATAAAATCTTCCTATTAATAAATTTGCTGCTATCTCTCTTATAGAATTATCAATAAGTCTTCGAGGATCTCTGTCCTTACTGCCCTGTCTATATCCAGGTTCGAAAGTTTGATAGGGTCTTTTCATATAAGTATACCCTATGCTTGGATAGCCTCTTGCTGTAAGAGCAATGTCTGTTATTTTTACTGAACGAGCAAATCTTCCTGTTCTATATCTAAGTGCAGGATAGTTCATATTTCCCGCAACAGTTTGTGTTATTTTTTGATTCAGTAAAGCTAACAAGGACACAGCAGACTGTGCCGCTTGAGTTTTAGCAACTTTAGGGGTTATAACTCCTATTGAACCTCTTTTTGCTATTCCTTTCTTTGTCTTTTTCTTTCTTGTTTTCTTAACAGTCTTGTTAGAATACTTAGGCTTTGTATTGTTTTTTGTAAGTTTTTTTAAATTTTTTCCTTCTTTTATATTATCCTCAAAAGAAGCAATAATTTTCTTTTCTTCTATAGTTTTTCTACTATCAGAACCTTCTCTTTCAGCCCAGTTTTCCTTTTTATTTATAGCTTCTACTAATTTTTCGAGCTGAGCTTTAGTTCTATTTGTTCTTTTCTTTAGCTTTGTTGCTCCTTCTGATCTATTTCTATTAGCTCCTTCAAAGCCAACTTCAAATTCTGTCTTTTGCTTACTATCCTTTTTAGTAAGTTTCATAGTAAAGCCTAAGTCTGATAATTCTTTTTCTGAAATACCTTCTTCGCGTATTTTTTCAGATATTCTAAACTTAGTCTCATTGCCTCTAAAATTAGCTACTGCGGTGGCCCCTTTATGCCCTAAGTCTAAAAAATTTCCTTTATCTATTTCTTGTTTTTCTTCGTTTTTTAGAACTACATTTATCTTATTTACTAGTTCATTTTTTGGTGCTTTTATTGACTTCTGAAAACTTCTAAAAACGTTTCCAACTCTTCCTCCAGAAGCCTTGCCTTCCATTACTACACTAAAGTTTGCTAAATTTCCGGTTACTTTAGTCCATTCGTCATAAAAAGGTTTATTGTATTGAGAATAAACCTTCTGAGCTATCTTTTTTGCATACTCTTTTGCCAGTGCTTCTAGCTTTCTTTGTCCCTCTGTAGATAATTCTCCACGATTAGGGATTTGTGACAGAATTTCTCTTTGTAAGCTTCCCTGAGATATATTGAGCTTATGAGTATGTGTAGCTAGTTCTTTTCTAGCTTCTTCATTGAGTCTATCAAACCCTTTTATCTGTTCGTCTAAAAGTTTGTATAGAAACTCAGTTGACATTAAATGCCTCTATACAAGTCTAAAACTCGTTTAATATGATCGGGAAACCCAGGATTATTACGAATTGACGTACTTGCCTGACCTTCTCTCGAACTAGAACCGATCGCTTGATTGATTTTATGCTCATTATTATGATAATAAGTAACCAAATCTGCTACAGCAAGTCTCAAATCTTCTGGAATTGAAGTGTAACCTGCTGTATAAGTAATTTTTACAGACTGAACTCCGCGAGGCCAGTATTTATATGACCCGCTTTCTTCAGTTCTAATAATAGAGTCGGTAATATTATCATAGTACCACTCATATTTATTATTTGTACCATCTCGAAACAGCTCTTCATAATCTTCTGTCTGACTAGCTCTTTCATATACATTCAATATATTAATAACAGGACACTCTTCTAGCTGAACTAAGTGAGTATCCCATTGTATATCAAAAGTTTCGGTTTTTCCAGGCAACTGCGTATAGGCATCAAACTCTGTGCCACAGTAAGTCCTAATAAGCTTACTTACACTCGTAAGTAAATACTCATATTTCTCATCGCGGTCAGAAGAATTAATACCCTCTAGGAGCTTATAATCATCTAATGTGAGTAAATCGGCCATCAAAAACCCTTAAAGGCTGGGGGAGCCAGAAGCTCCCCCGTCCTCAATATGCTACTTAAGAAGCATACTTCAAAGTAATAGCTTGTCCAGCGGTTGAGAACATATTATCAAAACCACGACGCTGTGAAGCTACAAGTACACGACGCTGATTAGCGACTTCGTAATCCTGCTCGATGGTAACACCGCGAAGGACTGGAACAACGAAGTTCATAGGATTAACAGCAACGGCACAAGGCTCACCAGCTGCAGCTCCTGGGAACTCATCGCATACAACTACTGGGCTACCGAATACGTTTCCGATTTCACCAGTAATCTTAGTTGCACGCTGATCACCAACTTCGTTGATGTTCTGGAAGTCTGCATCTTGCAGCAACTGGTAGTAGTAATCAAGAGATACAATGTACATTACATCTCCAGGACGACGACCATACTTGCCCATTGATTGACGCATACGCAGAAGTTCATCCGCAGGGTTAGCAACGGTAAGATCAACTGGAGAAGCTGCTGTACCAGCAGCAGTCAGTACGTCAGTACCAGCATTTGCTTCTGAAACAGCAACCAGACCGTTATAAGGTGAGCTAATAAGATCGTTACCAGCAGAAGCACCAAGAAGCAGTGAATGCTCGATAGCGCGTGCGTGTGAACGAACCATTGCGTCACGAATCAGAGGAAGAATAGGCAGAATTGCATCTTCTTCAGTTTCGTTGGCCAGATAAGAATTAGACACCAGCTTACCAGTGGTAAGTACTTTAGATGTCATATCCAAACCGTTGTAAGGTGAGCCGACAGCATCGCCACGAGCCTCGAGATTACCTTTGTAGGCTGAACCAGAGCCTGCACCGGCAGCACTGGTGAACTCAGCGTAGCCAGCATCTGGCATCAAAGGAACAACCATTGAAGCAGCATTCATCTGAAGCTTACGGAACATTGGGTCGATAACAAGCTCGAGCTCAATGTCCTTTTCGATTGCAGTAGATACAGTGCTTTCGAAATCAGCAGTTGTAGAGGCAGAAACCTGTACACCACCGTTTTCATTGACTTTCTCCATAATGTCACGACCCAGCTTAGTGTCCATACCCTTTTGAGTAACAACACCAAGAATGTGAGCCTCAACAGCTTGGTCTTCAGTAAAGCCTTTTTCCAGACCTGCACGATCTGCGAAAACACGCTTTGAGTTACGAATTGCTTCGATCTCAGCTGACTTCTCTTTCAGCTCAGAAGAAAGTTCGCCAATCAGTTTTTCAAAGTTAGCGTCTTTCTCAGCAAGCTTGGCTTCAACATCAGCCAGCAGTTTTTCTGCACCTGTTTCAACTGCGGTAACAATTGAAGCAGACTGAGCAGCTTTTTCAGCTTCTTCTTCAGCAGCTTTAGTAGCAGCCGCTTCATCTGCAGCTTTGCGCTCAGCTTCTTTCATTGCCATTGCAGCCGCAGTCTTCTCGACAGTAGCGGCTACGATAGCGTCGATATCAATATCGCTCATAGTTTTCTCCTGTGCTTCGACTTCTTCTAAGTCGGTAGGCATTGACTCCTGGGAGTCTTGTGTGAAAGATTTTTTGAACTCTTCATACTCAGAATCAGAGTCAAAGGATTTTGCTAGCGAAAAAGTTGCAGCTTGGTTAGCGGGAATCGAAACTACCGATACCTCTAAAAGTTCTGCATCCTTGATCCTAAATCCATCAGTTTCCGAAAGATATTCCGCGTCCTTGACTCGGAAACCAACAGAAAAAGCTCCAAGAACGCCGTCTTCAATTAGATTACGAACATCACCAGCAGATTTAGCAATTTTTGCTTTTAGCTGTAGACCATTGTCATCAGTACTAAGCTCAACTGCTCTGCCAATGGGACGATTGTAATCGTGATTAAATAGAATAATAGGGTTGTTTTTATAATTGTCTAGTCCACCACCTTTTGTCCATGCTTCAGAAGGGATAGTATCTCCCATTCGATCGATGTCCTTCGTGCTGGCCATCCCATTAATATAAAGCTCATTGTCTTCGGTATTAAGGGACTTCTCAAATGTTGAACCAATATGAAAGATTTTATTCATAGTGAGTCTCTTTGCGAGCCTTTCTCAGTTTATCTAAAGGGGAAAGCTCCTCTGAAGAGTCAGAAGAAATATCTACTGTCTTCGGGGTGGGTTTAACAGGCGTATGAACTATGTTTAACTTAGTTTCATAGATTTCATGCCATTCGTTTTTGAAAATCTTTTTAAGGCGTCTCATGCCTGCACCCATACTTACTGAGTGCTTTCTGAGAGCTGCGGCTGCTTCTGGGTAAAGCTTTTTTGCTTCTCCTATGTTAAGTTCTCTTCCTTCTTTCTTGAAGGCTTCGAACATACCTAGGTAAGCTTCGTGGCGTTTACTCTTCATCTGCATCTGTTTCTCCTGGAGGTCTTCCGCCTAGACTCGCGTCTACTGCGGAACCTGCGATGTTTTGTGGTATACGAATCTCATCGCAGTTATGGTCAACCATCTTGTCAAAGTTCAACTGATGTCGAGCTTCGTTTGGTGTAATAATACCTGAGTTAACCAAGGTTGTGTAATAGCTACCTGCATCTCGGAGTTCTGGCTGAAGTGCAGGAATATTTGTTACATTTGGAGTTATTTCATACCCAAAGAATCTTTCTAAAGCTGTATTGATTTTTGTTACAATAGGTAGTATAGTTTCCAAATAATATAATCTGTGATTCGGTCTAATATTTGCATTATTACCTGAATCCATAAGTACTGGAGGAACTCCAAGTACTTTCATAATCTTTTTCTCAGCGGCATCAATTGACTCTTCAAAATCCAGTTCTTTAAAGTTTACAGATGAAAGTGAGTCAAGCGTCATACCTCCATCAAGTATAAGAGGCCGTCTTCCGCCGCCTGTAGGAGAGTATTTAGTCATCCAAGATTGGATCATTCTCTCTTTATTCTTTTCGCTAATAATATCTGGGCTTTTTATTACGAGTCCTGTGACAGCTCCGTTCTTAAAAAAGTTATCCTGGAATGAAAGCATATTCACCAGCTTTGCTAGTGTGCTTCTTGCAGCTCTCAGCCTACTTGTTCCTCTGTAGATACTATTAAAGCTGTTTTCTTTGATATGAATAATTTCATCAGGGCTAAAATTAGTGCTCTTCTGAAATGTATATCCAGTCACATAAGTTTTTGTGTCTGGGATAATGTCCATGTGGTTCGCTGGAATGTGATACAGCGCAGACCCATCAAAGTAAATAAAAATATTCCCATCAAGTATATAGTCGATAATGAGGTTTCTTCGAAAGCTAGATATATCTTGAAATGGATTAGGTTCCTTGTTTAATAACAAGTCGACTTTTTTTCTACGAACATTTTCGCCTTGAGTTACAGGCTTTGCTCCTTTAATGGGCTCCCCTATGTAAAGAGGAATCTCCGCTGCATCATCTACTATCATATTGACTCCGCGATTTACAACTTCCAAATGTTCATAGTACGCAGTGTACTTCATTGGAAGCTCGCGTGAGCCAATCGGGCCTGCACCCTCTAGGCTTACTACGATCTCCTCCTGGGCGGGGTTTAGCTTTTCTACTTTATCCCCTCTATTCCAGAAGTCATACCAGGCCATATTTCTCTCTTTGTCTCTCTACCCACCTTTTCTGCTTTGCTGCAGTATGAAGTGGCGGGTTCCTCCCATAAACGGAGTGTAATTGTAAGTGATGATCGTGGCAGAGGGTGACTGTTTCATCGTACAGCTCTGCCCAGTGATCTTCTATAAATTCGTCTCGCCAGATAACAATGTACTCGTTCGTATAATGTTCTGGCCTTGCTTGTTTCTTTTCCTTAATCCACTTGTCATACATCATCGTTAATGTATAAAAGTGATGAAAGTCTAAACGGGCCTTGGTTCCGCATATTTGGCACTCTGGCCCTTTATTATATTTAGAC